GATTATCTTGCAAAACCTATTTCCTGCACTCTCGCAAACTCACCCAAAAACTTTGCATCAAACTTCCCTGTAGCCCCATGCCTATTCTTCACAACATCAAGTGTAATCAAAGACTTCATGCCAATAGCAAGCCTGTCAGCGTTACTACCTGCCTGAATAGCTTTATCCTTAGCAACATCCTGCTCAGACTGTTTACGAGACAACATAACAATCACATCAGCATCCTGCTCAATCTGCCCCGAATCACGCAAATCAGAAGCATTAGGTGTGTCATCAGGTTTATTATCAACACGCCTGTTCAGCTGTGCCAAAGCAACAACCGGAATCCCAAACTCTTTAGCCATATTCTTCAAATCCATGCTTATCTGACTTATCTGCTCATACTTTGGTGCTTTAGGGTTAGATGCTGCAATCAGTTGCAGATAATCCACAAAAATGGCTTTTACAGGTCGCTTCAACATCACAGCATGACAATAAGCCCTAATCTGTGCCACAGTCTGACCACCACGATCACTAATCAACAGCTTGTTTTCGACAGTGCGAATCAAATCCTGTATCTTGCCTTTATCGGCAGGAAGCAAATCTGCACGTTCAATCTTCCCTAAAGTAATCTGCAGTTCCCCTGCCACAACACGATTCAAAAGCGAAGCCTTATCCATCTCCAACGAAAAAAACAAGACATCATCCTGACGTGCAATCTCCCAAGCAAGCTGCAAACCAACCACAGTCTTACCCACACCAGGTCTAGCACCAAACACATACAAGCCCGACTGTTTCAAACCCACAATCAAATTATTTAGCCCTTGGAAACATGTAGGCGTGATACGTTTCGGATTTAAAATGTCATTCAACATCATCTGCAAATCCCACCGCAAATCAGGCAACTCCAAAGCCTCAAAAGTTCTCAACTGATCTAACCTCGTTTTGACAGCATCAATCTTGCCCTGAACATCACCAGAATCATCCTGCATATCCAAAGCCAACAACTGCAACTGCCGGTAAACACTCGCTTCAACAACCTTCGCCACATAATAATGCAAATTCGCTGGATAAACAGCCATCATTACAGCATCAGTAACACGCTGCCTAACAGACTGCTCCTTAATGTCAGCACAAACAGTAAACACATCAAAAAAACCTTTACCATCAAACTGCCTAGACATCACCTGGAACGCTTGAGCAAACCAAGGCTCACCAAAATCCTTTTCACTCAAAAACAGCTCAGACATACCCTTACCCTGATTAGAGATAAGCGAACCAATAACAAGCTCCTCAAAATCAATCATCACATCTCCCCCTCTGCTCTAGGAAAGCATGCTAAAACCTTGTCCAACAAAATAGCATCGGTATGAGCATTATCAATCCACCACGCATGCTTACTATCGGCAAACCAGTCCAACCAGTCAGTAACCTGCAACACCGACAAGTCAGGCCTAAGACTCGACACAACACGATGACACTCACTAAACGGATCACTACTAAAAACAAGTGTTCGTTCTCTATTTAATAACTTATCTAATCCTTTATTTAATAGGGGGTCAATTTGGTCACTGGTTGAGCGGTCATTTTGGTCATTTACAGCGGTCAATTTGGCAATATCTTCTTCAATAAAAGCAATAAAATACACATTCGATTTACCTGTGTTATTGCTACCCCGAACCCAAACAAGTTCACCCAAACTAGTCAAACGTTGCAGCGATCTACGGATACCCCTGGCATCAGCAATACCGGTCATCTTCGCTAAAGTAGCTTGACTTGGATAACTACCTTTACCCTTGTTATAGGTTTTAGCGATAGCAAGTAAAACAAACTTGTCTAGTCGTGTGGCCTGACTATGCTTCCAAACCAAATCCATCTCTCTGTAACCCATTATTTTGTCCTTCTATGTGGATGTCTTATTTCGCTACTCATCAGGATACGTTCAATGTCGCTGATAACAGGTTTAGGGGGTGTGATGATGTGTCTGCTGTTTATACAGTCTTTATACCCACAGATACGCTCACCTGGTCTATACAAGTCCCCTACAGCGTTTATAGGCCGCCACAGCTCATCAACATCACCATCAAAGGGATAACATTCAATATTGCCGAGAATAGGATGCAGCCACTTTATACGCTGTTTAGGGGTGGCTTTACAGTCTTGACAGTGATCCCAATTGTCTCTGCCCCGAGATTTTGCTTTACTCCAAGTGCTGTTAGGAACTATCTGTCCACAGCGTTCACAAAACATGTCACCTTCGTTGAAGATGTTTGTGCTGTTATCTAATCTGTTTGTCCGCATAGAAAGACATCTAAGCACATAACATGCTTAAATGCCTAATCCACGCTGAAAGAAACTAAATAGTTGAGTCTTGCAGTCTGTTCGGCAAGTCGTGCAAGCATTTTGGCTCGCAAAATAGGGTCTCCGCGAAGTAGCACAACAAGTTCACCGAGTTCAAGCACGTTCGCTTGTAACACGCTAATTTGCTGTTTTAGCTCCAGAGATTCCATCAGCCTTACCTTTGATTGCTTCCAGAATACTAGACGGTGCTTTACCTTGTTTCGCTTCATTGTATAGAGATCGTAAACCTTCAATGTCGTTAATGTTAGACAAGGCCACGCTCCAGTTACGTTCTACCGGTTCGACAGTTAGCCTGGCAACTTTAGACATCTCGGATGCACTAGGTCTTTTACCTTTAGGACTAAACTCATTACCGAGCAAGCTGATACATCTACCGAGTGCTGATGTGCTGCAGTTCTCGACAAAAGATGTTTTGTTGATTGGTGATGACCCTAAACGTTCTTCAGCGTAATCTACAGCCAAAGGGTAAACGTCATCTTTATCGGCATAACATTCGGCCTTAAAAACAACCTGATCTGGTGTAAACGATACAAGCTCTGTATGCAGCCTGCCATTAGGGTATTTAACCCAGAACAAATCTATACGTTCTTGAACTGTCTGATATTCACTCAGATTGAAGTGTGCCATTGTCTTGTTCTTCCTGTTTGGTTTGACGTGCAGTGTTTGCACATGGATAACAGATTGTGCCTGTTTCAGCACCTGGTATGCCTAGTAGTAAAGCATCTACACCTGAATAAACAATTTTTTCGGTAGTCTGACAGACTTTACATTCACTCATTAGTTGACCAGGTGACTGTGTAGTTATCTTCCAAATAAATCCATTGTGGCAGGTCACGGATTTGTAAAGCAACTTTATCTTCAGTCCAGTTATTGATTCCAACTAGAATGCCTGAGATTGATGTGTTCTCTTTAGGTTTGTTGTTGATCACTATTGCAATCTTGTCACCAACTTTTAGACCTGTAAGGTGTTGCAGTTTTGGCATGTTATTTACCTTTCTTGATTGTTAGATATGGCACTCCACCGGCACGTTGACTGAGCGTAACAACTACTTGCCCATCAATAGTCCCTGATTTAGCACCGTTTAAAGCCCCGATTGTTCGAGACTTCATTTCACGCAGATGTGTTTCAGCTGCATCAAAATCTGTTTGAGCGTTCATAAGTTCTATACCTAGTTGCCCTAATTCTTCATCCCTTGTTTCGATACCTGGAGAGAGTTTGCGTGCAGTCTCAAAGGTGCTTTCCGAGCCATCCCATTCAGGTTGCACGTTATCTAGCACATTTTGTCTAAAGTCTTTTACACGTTGCAGTATTGCTTCCCATTCGAAGTCATCCCACAGCACTTCATACTCTTTATAACGACCTGCATTAACTACAGCAAAAATAGATTTCTTTAGACCGAAAACATACATATACCAAAACACTTGAGCCTTATAGTGTTCAGGCACAGCATCCCAATAAAGTGCTGTGTGCTTAATTTCTAGAATATAGCCTGCACCTGTTTCATCTAAACAAACTGCATCAGGGTTAGCGTGCATCCATGACGCTGAAGCTGCAGCATAAGTGCCGACTTCCTGCACAACATGATCTGCATGTTGCTCTTGATAGAGCTGACGGATTGCCGGTTCAACAAGTTGACCTAAACGCATAGCAGAGTTACCTACAAAGTCACGTTCAATTTTGCCTGTCTTCTCAGCCCACAAAGTTACTGCAGAAGTAAACGGAGATAAACCAAGAATTGCACCTATCTCTGACCCTGAAATGACTCCTACAGTGTTGCGTAGCTCATGCCATTCGGGACTGTTGTTCTCAAAGTTACCTAAAAGAATTGCTTTATTTAGGATTTGCTGTATTTCGGGATTCTTCATAACTACACTATAAAGATGACCTACGACAAATTGACTATAGATCGCATCACCCTAGATTTACATGAAGCAATTATCGATAACGGTGGTGTCGAATGTGAGCAAGTGCCAGACATCTTCTTTCCCGAAGATTTATCTACACCAGGTCAATCGGCGATGCGTATTATGGCCACCGACACTGCAAGAGAAATCTGTATGAGATGCCCTGTAATGGCTAAATGTTTACAGGTAGGCATGTATGAAGATTTTGGTATTTGGGGTGGAGCAACACCTGAACAGCGTAAACGGATAAAACGTAAAGCCCTAAACTAATCGTCTTTGTTGCGTATAGGGAAAGTTACAGCCCAGATGACGATGCTCGCTAGTATGCAATACCCGATAACAGTCTTTGCTGAACCTTCTAGCACTATCCAGGCAACAAACATTCCTAGTAGAGTCCAAATCTGACCTAACATGTCTTTCAAAAATTTCATTTATCTATCTTCCTTTGTTTTGGTGAACTTGCTGCAACAGATGCTGTTGCTGCAGACATGGCGGTTTGCGTAGATAGTTGAGCAATTTGAGTCACAATCACAGCTGACACGAGAGTCTGTTTAGCCTGTTTACGCACTTTAGGGGACATGTCTGCACCTATGTTGCCGACAAAATTGAATGCGTTGATCAGTGCAACCGCTGTGTCACCGAGCAAAGGTATTGAAGCAATGTTTTCGGGGACTTGAATGTCATCAGCCTGAGCTTCAGTCATCAAATTGTCTAAAACCGCCTGATATTGCTCTGCAGGGGTCAAAACAGGCTTTACAGGCTCAACAACAGGCTCTAAGGTAGGTTCCACAGTAGGTATCGGTTCAGGGGTCACAACAGGCTCTACAGGCGTTACAGGCTCTACAGGGACTACAACAGGGGGAACAGGGTCAACAGGGTCAACAGGCACAACAACAGGTGGCTCTGTAGGGTAAACGACAGGTGTAGTAGGTGTAGGGTCAGGAATAACAGGGTCAACAACAGGCACTTCAACAGGATCTGCACTGTATGCACTAGCAGGAATAGGCTGTCCATCAGCGAGCAAAATGTTACATGCCCCACCGCCAAACTCATACCACCAAGCATCCAATTTCATGCTCACACCTGCAACCACATCAACAACAGCTGTAGAACCTGAACAGCCCTTCAAAGTCCAGTCATCAATAATCACCTGATCATCTAAAGTCAGATAAAAACCATCGTCAGCACGAGATGTCAAAGATAGAGTTGCTGTCGTATCAAAAGTCAGCCAACCACTGTAATGAATAAGCACAAAATCGGCTTGACAATCTGCAACAACATCGCCGGCAACATCAAAGTTTATGTCTGCAACAGAAGTCGGAGCAGTCTCACAAAGCGTATAAGGCTGCCTATCAGGCAACGCTGAAGGGTCAAAAGTATATACTTCAACAGTCAAACCTGGCGAATCAGCGTGAGCAACAGTTAAAGGCCAAAACGCAAAACTAAGTGTAAAAAAAATTGATGCAAGAAACCTTAGTCGCATTATTTTTGCTTAGGTTCAGGCTTCACATTCTTCAACTGCACAGACTGTTGGAAGGCAGCGTTAATCTCATTTTGACTCAACTTGCCATCTTCCAAAAATGCGAGAGACAAACGTTCAATCACTTTAGCAACAGCAAGAATACCGCCGATAGCTGCAGCAGTCGCAGGAGCAACACCACCGAGAGAACCTGCACCGATAACTGCTAACGCTGAAGCCACAAATGTTGCTACAACACGAAGAAGAACATTACCTACAGATTTCATTATTTACCTTTGTTTGCGAGAATGTGTTTTAGCGGATCAACAAGTTCATCGTAGGCAGAGAGATGAATATTCGGGTTGCTGTGTGAAGCGTTAGCCTTACCCATGCTGAGATGCAAATGACTACCTGTAGATGCACTGCCCGACTTGTATTTGCCGCCACCAGTTTTACCTAGGATTGTTCCTGCAGTGACCTTAGTCCCCTTGACTAGCTCAGACTGTTTAGCCAGGTGAGCATACAAAACCCACATGCCATCTTTAGTTGATTGAATAACAAACCAGCCCAACACGTCAGACCATTCATTGACAAACACAGTGCCATCAGTGATCGCAGGGATAGGACTAAGTTCTTTAGGACTCCAGTCTTGCCCCCGATGTGGCCTGCCGTTCCTGTATGGTGCTAGATTGCCGAACTCATCGTTACGAGTAGATGCAGGGAAAGGTTCAATGTATGTTGTCATACACCAATTTTATCAAACGCTTTATTATGCTAAATTGTCTATCTGTGCTTGCACAGCGACAATAGCAGTCTTAATGATTTCTATGTTTGCTGTTAGGCGTGCAACTTCTTCACTGTTACCGAGAGCGTTTGCAACAGTTTTGGCTTCTTCATTATGCCAACCTTCAACATTCAGTTGTTCTAAACGTTGCTGTAAAGTTTGTAGCTTGTATTCATTAGATACTTCAAATTCAGACATTATGCTGCTCCTAGTGTTGTTATTGTTCCTGAACTTCCACGATACTTTAACGCACCTGCTTCAACATAAAGAATACCGCCATTACTCGGGTTAGATGTTGGAACAGCTGTTGCATTACTAATACCAATAACAGCCTGACCTCCACCATGTGAAGCGCTAGTTCCGGCAAATTGAATGTTTCTATTAGCCCCAAACACAGCACAAGTTAAACCGCCTGAACCAATGATGTTTCCAGTTGTTAGATTCAAGTTTGGTGTGAACAATATGCCAGACGAATCTACTTTTGCTAGTACTGTTCCACCTGAGTTTTGCCATTCCTGCAAGTTAGCAGACTGTGACGCAGCACCCCTGATGACTGCACCGATTGTTGCTGCACTTCGAGATGTAATACTTTTTTGAGCAGGCACAGATACAGTTCCAGCAGCCGAAGCTTGACCTGTAGTAAGAGATGATGTGATAGTGAATGTTGTTGCAGCCGGTGTAGTAGCAACAACAAACGTGCCATCATATGTTCCAGAAGTAGTGCTTGCGAGTGTTACTAGATCACCGACAGCAAGGTTATGAGTAGATGCCATAGTGACGAGAGGGTTAGCACCTGTAGCAATAGATTGTATTGTTCCACCGACAGCAGACTTGATAGTTGATGTTGAACCTGTCCATGCTTGAGCCTGCAGGTTTCTTCCACCTTGCACAACACCAGCGTTTGTCTGATAACTGACTTGATCACCTAAAGGGTCTAAAGTCGATGCTTGTCTAAGTAGCAAGTTTGGAATTGCACCTGAACCATTTACTACAGTCATGTATCCTGCAAATGTAGGTTCATTTAGAGAGAATCTTTGTGTGCTGTAATAGCGACCTACAGGAGATATAAATGTTGCTGTTGCTCCTGATGATGTCTGTATTTCAAATATGTTTGCTGACTGAGACGCTACTGCTCTTACGACTACACCTTTTGTTGCTGTGCCTGTCGTGTTTACAGATAACGCAGCCGAATACGCTAAGTCTGTTGACTGTCCTGCAGTC